GCTGAATCCCATATCGGTCACGCGGGTCGCGCCGATGTCCCATCCACGCTTATCTCCGCTCACGATATGAACAGGGATGTACGCGGCCAACGCCATAAGAGCCAGCGAGTCATCGGGACCGAACAGCTTGAACCGCTTCCCGGACTCGTCGTACAGGAACTGACCGGTCGTAAGACAGCCGTCCAGATCGAAGTATGCACTAATGATCTTTGCCATACAGGTTCCTGGCCTCGGCCGCTTTCTTCGCGAGGAGTTTCCGTTCCTCTTCGACCTCATGCGCGTTGCGAAACACGATCCGTCCCTCGCTATACGCGCGCACGAGCTTCCCCATTATTCCCTCAATATCTACGCGGTTATCGCCGTCGATCCACTGTTCGCCGCGCGCCTTGTTTAGGAACGCGACGAACTCATTGTTGGACACGGTTACGAACAGCCGCCGGAACATCGGCGCTCCGCGGGATTCCTTATGATCGCTCATCGTCCTCTCCTTCACAGTCCGCGATAAGCATGGCGCAGAAGAAATCAATTCCCTCGTCGTTCAGATAATTGACGATGGACTCTTCCGCGTCCACGTAGACTTCCAGATCCTGTACGTACGGAGGAATGTGGCGCGTTCCGTTAGGGACGGACGGATCGCCCTCCCAGTCGTCGTCCACGATATCGCCTACAATGCGCAAGCCGTGCCACTCAGTTGTCTGATTGTTATTCATCCCGCGTTCCTTCCATGAAGTTAATTGTTCCTATCGTAGCCAAGTATTCGATGAATCTCTCGGCTCCGTCTTCTTCGTCGAGATAGAATACCGCGTTGCTCATTATGCCGTCAACGCTGTATTCTACCATCAACGCTGTTCCCTTGTCGTACGTCGTTACCGCGCGCTCGCGCACGATATATATCTCAGGTCGTCGTTCGTTGCGCGCTATCAGTGCGCCTGTAATAATAGCGGCGCATATGCACGCGGTCGCTATTCCGCGGCCTCTCATAAGTCTAGCTCGTACTGCATTGCCTGTTCTACGGTCATCTCATCGCGCGCTCTTTGCAGTAGCGCGAGCTCGGTCGTCGCGAACCGAACGGTCATTCCCTCTGGCGCGCTGGCCAGCGTTCGTTCCAGGAACTCGATCCGCTCGGTCATCGCTTCGTATTTCGTTTTCATGCGTTGCTCCTTCTGTGGTACGCGGCCTCGCCCTGAGCTTCTCCGAGCGTGTCGAAGTATTCACGAAAGCCCTTAATGTCTAAACAATAGAGGCCTTCCTCGTCGCGGGACAAGGTCATCGTCTCGTCGTCCTTGCGCCATACTTCCTTAAGACCCGCTTCAAAGGCCGCGCGGCTTAGACCCTTGCAATGCCATTTTCTTCCGTGGACCGCGTCCTTCGGGTCTACTGGGTCCATGGTCCAGCTCATCCTACGGCCTCCAGACAATGCGCGAACGCGTAGGCTTTCGCGCTGTCGTAACGCTTGGCCAGCTTGCGCGGGATCCTGCGGAGAACCTTTGCAGTAAC